CATCGGAAATGCGCTGAACGAGGTCGCCGTAAAAAATGTTAGTAGCATAGCCACTAGCAATTTCCATTTGACGAGTCGCGCCAGCAAAAACCTGACCACCGATCAAATTGATCGGCTTTAGCCCGTAAGGGGCGCTTACAGTAGGATAAGCCATTTAAGACTCCATAGTTAAATTTAAGAACCTTTACCAAAACTTGTCGAGGACTTGTTCTCTTTAAAGAGGGGCATCCTTGGGTCGCTTTGGCGCATTAAATTATTATCTACAGCCTCAGTTTGAGCGCGTGTTTGGTCTTGGTAATATTTGTTACGCTGACCAACAAACTCAACCGGAGTTTTGCAAAGTAATAATCCGCCAATCTCAATGTTGTCTTTAAATCGACTATTAGGATCGACTAGCAGTTGAAACTTTGGTTGCTCGTCTAGCTTGCATGGTTCCCAACCTTCCCTGACTTTGGCAGAGTAATTGCGGGCATCCAGTACATTAAGCGTTGCAACACGAATCCATCGGTAAGCAAAACCTTCCTGTTTGTCTGGTTCAGGAAGCAATTCAGGTTGAGTCCACTGCTTGGGACGCTCTTGAACTGCACGGGTTTCTAGCTCACGGGGTGTTTTATTTTCAGCCATTTGAATTCTCCAGTATTAAAAATTCACGAACATATTGTTCCGGTGTAATACCAAGTTTTTTGATGGTATTCATTTGCGATGCCTTTAACTTAATCTTTTTTGAAGATGTCGTTCGGCTCGCCGGTGCAACAACAGTCGTTGATTTTGGTCTAACTTCTGGTTCATCAAAGTTTTCTGAAAATCGTTTCCGCATTGTTTTGTCCAATGTGGAATAATATTCATCAGAGCCAACAACGACACCATTTCGTTTAAGTTTTTCGTGTAAACCTAAAGCTGCGGCTGTCATTTCTTCATCTTGACCAAACCAGCTATTGCGTTCTTGCCACGCCATTGCTCTTGTGTCAGGACGATTGACCTGTTGTTGAGGTTGTACTTCTGTTTCACGCTCTTGTAAAGGGGGTAATTTAAAATTATTGACCCTTTCCATCTGCATTGTTGTTTTTGTGATTAATTCCTGTGCGTCTAATAATGCGTCAGTATCACCAGAATCATAGGCTTCTTTATAGGCTCGACGCGCATTATCTAGCTGCATTTCTGTTGAATTTTTAACGGCATCAACGTATTCTTGTTGACCGTTATTAATCATAGACTTCATGCGCTTGTTTTCAGCCAAAAGATGCTGAGTCGCGTTTAAAGCCTCTTGTTGTTCGCGTTTTGCAGCTTCTTTTTCGCGTCTTTCGTCGTGCCAAACCTTTTTAAGCTGTTTAAACTTCTGTCGAACATCGTCAGAATAGTCTTCTAACTCGTCTTTTTCGAGTTTTTCAACGATTTCCTTGGGCATTGGTTGACGATTACGGTCTTCTTCAGGGGTATCGTCTTCAATTTCGATGTTTACATCGTCATTTTCAATTTCAATAGAAAAATTATCTTTTTCATCAGGAAATTTAAACTCATTCTTTTCAAATTCAGCCATGATGTGGCTCCTTTTATTTGCGTTTAATGCCGCGAGGGTCTAAAACGGTTGCTTCAACAGAGTCTTCATTAATTAATCGAAATTCTTTGCCATGAATAATTAATCTAGAACCCGCATTGGGGCGAATTAAAATAAAATCACCTTTCTTGCACCAAGGACCATTGGGATAACGTTTTGTGTCGGTATAACAATCGGGTCCTAATGCAACAACAAACAAAACCGTAGTTAAAACCTCTTCAATTCTGATGGTTTCATCTGCTTTAACTAAGCCGCTTTCATATTCTTTGTCTGTTTCTGGGATTGCACAGAGAATATGCCAACCTGATGGGATTGGAAGTTGACTGGCTTTTTCTTCTTTACTATATATTCCTACTACTTGTGGATTATTGGGGTTTGAGCCAATAAGAATTTCACTCATCTGAATGCTCCAAGCGTTGTTTAAGGTCTAAGGTATATCCCCTTGCGATGAGAAGACCTTTAATCTCGCCACAAATTCTTTTATACTCTTCAAATGTTTCGGACTTGCCTTCTCCGATATATTCTCTGAGTTGTTGTGCCTTTTCATCTAGTTGTTGAACTAAGATATCCAGTGGGTTCATTATTTACCTTTGCGTATACCTGATATGTTTGAAGCCATGCGTTCTGTTAAATCATTTTGTCTAGCTTGAGCTTCAGAGCCTAAACGGATTGCTTCTAAAGTTTGTTTAGATTCAAACGTTTTACGATCATGTTCTGCTTTCAAACCAATTCTTACGCCGTCTGCTTGTGCTTGATTATCTACGCGCTCTTTGTCTATCTGAAGCTGCGCCTGTTTAAGCTGGGCATCCATTTGGTCTTTCTGGGCTTTGCGTTGAATGTCTTGTTGCTTGAGTTGAAGCTCTGCCTGTTGCATCTGAATCAATGGGTCTTGTTGTTGCTGTTGCGCTTGTTGTTGTTGGGCTTGTGCTTGGTTCATCTGCAATAGACGCTGTGCAGCCATAGCCAGCATAGGAGCTAAACGAGCTTCCACTTCGGGGTCCATATTAATATCTTCACCAGAAGCATCTTTCTGAGGAGGCAGGTTCATGCCTAATTGCTTCTCAATTTCTACCCGATACCCAAACCCTAGGTGTTCATTAATATGCGCTTGCATTGATGCTTGCAAAGCTTGTGCTTGAGGTGATTGACCCAAGACCTGAATAACCTTTGGGTCCTGCATTGAAGTGGTATGAACAATAATATGCGCTTCGTGATTTTGATAAGCAAATGCTTTTACTGGCTTGCCCATTAATATGCATTGATTTTCTGTCACGGGGTCTTGAGGCTTTTGATCCTCGGACATTGGCACAAGTTTCTGCGATTCTTTAATACCTAATACTTCAAGCATTTGACGATGCAATAATGGCATGTTGTAGAACTGAGGACTTGTTTGTGCCAGTTGTAAAACAGCCTGATACTGCACAATTTTCTGAGCCATTGTTGAAGCATTTGGATCAGAAACTGGAATAACATCAATATTTTTATAATCAGATTTCTTAGCTTTACGACTACCTTCTTCAGGCTCGTAGTCATAATCACTAGGTGCATTTTCAGCAATAATATTTTTAAGAAGTTTTAATTCTTGCTTTAATGAAAAATGAATCCTAGCTTGGACTGCACTCATCACTTTAAGGGTGCGTTCAAGAATAGCTAAAGTCGTGCCTACGGGCGCTTGGCTAGACATATCTGATGTTTGGAGATCAGCGGTGTTAGCAAAGCGTCTGCCATCTTCTACAATCTGCCCAAGCAAAGCCATTAGCACTTGGCTGGGTTCTTTATAGGGAAGGGGCATGATGTTGTCTTTCATCGTGCCTGAAGCCACATCTACGTCTCTAAATTCGCCCGGAGAGATTGGGGTGTCGTCTCCTTTAATCCTTAGCCCCCGTGTTTTAAAACCGCCGGGAAGATTAGATAAAGTACCAGCGTCAACCAATTGGCGAATAATAGAAGTGCCAGATTTAGCAAAAGCACCAATAAGATGAATAAGACCAAAACAATAAAACCCAAAGCCCGGTATATAGCCATAATGGACAAAGTGCTGGCGTTTAATAAAGTTCTTATCGTCTGGATTCCAATTGCGTCGAATAGCTAAAACTTTGCTTGTTCCTTTCTCAATGGTGACAACATAAGGCAGAGCTATGCCTGTTTGTTCGCCGTCTTCTTCATGCTCAAAACCGGGTAAGTCTACATCTACATGCATTTCTAAAAGCTTGTAGCGATTATCTGTTGTGGCTCTAAAACCTAGTTTTTCAGCAATCTTTTTTTCAACTTCATCTAGGCTATTCTCAGGGTCGCCTAAATCAATGTCTAGATAAAAGCCTGCGACTTGCAGCTTTCGGAGTTCATTTTCATTCTTACGCATGACATGGGTGACACGCTCGGCTGAAGCTAAATCAGTGGCTCCGTAAGGCACGACTACATCTTCTGCTGGAACAAATAAAGCAACTTGCCTGTTTAAACTTGGGTCTTCATAGACTTTTCTAAAAGCATTGCCAGAAAGTCCTAGTCCCCAAATAAGACGTTCTGTCTCAGGGCGATATTCAGGCATTTGTTCTGTTAATTGATAGTTCATGTCCTCTTGGACACGCAATGCAGCTTCTTTCTTTTCCTGCGTTTCTTTGCCAATAATCTTAGTCTTTACCGGACCGGCGGCAGGAAACAATGACATGACTGTTTCTGCTTGAAACTTAACCAAAGCTTCTGAAAGCAAGGGATGATAGATGCCACAAGCACCTTCCCAAGGCTCAGAGCGTTCTTCAATCTTTAGTCCAAGAAGCTCTAACCCATCTACATAGGTTTGAATCCATTCTTTTCTTGAGGCAATATCATCTTCAAAATCAGAGATTAAATCACCAGCTAAAAGAGACAGTTCAGATTCACTTAAATCTTCTGCTAGGTTTTTAGAAAAATCATCGTCTTCTGGAATAATTTCAATCTCTATTCCGCCAATGTTTATATTGACTGATTCAGGGTCTTCAATTTCAATTTCTATGTCCGGCTCTGCCATTAAGGTCTCTAAACCTACTGGGGCTGCGTATAAAGATTTTTCCATAATGTCTCTCAATAATATGCTGTTCTGCGTTTAATCACAGGTTCATCGTCTGCGTCAGTTGTTAATCTAACAAAGCCGCCTTTACGAAATCTAAGTAATGCTTGTGATGTTGAGTCCACAATGTCATCATGTTCGCCGTTAGGAAATGCTGCACAGTCTTCCATCACTTCTTCTGCCCATCTTGTTGCAGGACACCATACAAATCCGGAGGCAAACATATCTGAGATAGCGTTTACACGGGCTATCTTATCAGACCCTTTGCTGGGTGTATATTCTTGTAAAGGAATCCCTAGCTGTCGAAGCTCATAAATTAACGGCGCACCAGCAGCTTTCTTTTCAATAATTAAGCTATCTGGTTCCCATTCCATATACATGTCCTTAGCTTTTTGTTTAAGTTCTGGAAACTCCATCCTGTCTTTAAACGCATCCAGAAGAATAATATTAGCCACTTCACGCCCTTCTACATTAACTTTGTAGAACACGCCCCAAGTGGTACAAGCTGAATAATCTGCGCGATTGTTTTTTTCAAAGGCGGTATCCCACGATTGAATAATGTAGTCACAAAAAGGAGGTTCTTCTTGATCCCAA